AATCCAAACGACTTTAACAGGGCAGTTAGCTTTGTTAATGCTGATTGAATCACTTGAATTGACAGGATGTAGAGTTGTGTCTGCTAATACGGATGGGTTTGTTACCAAAAACAAGTTCTCCCAGGAACAACAATCACAAACTTACCAACAATCAGACAAATTGAGAACCATAACGCAGGTCTTGCTTGGCAAATTGAAAAACCTTATTTTGTAATCGACGTAGACACTAAAGGTAACAAAAAAGGTGCTGAGTCTTTCACAAAATTGATGAATGATTTAGGAAATCCAGATTGGGAAAAAACAGTCATCACTCCTTCAGGCGGATTTCATATCTATATGGAGATCCCACAAGAATACCTCGATCGTAAAATTAAAAACGAATTGGTCGATATTTATCCCGATGTTGAATTCAAAACAACAAGAATCATGATTGCTGGCACTGTCATTAAAAATTTAGACGGTTCTATCTATGGAGAATACACTTTCGGAAATTCTTTTGAAATGGTTGAGTTCAACAAAGCCCCTGCTAAACTGATGGATTTAATTTGTGAAGCTCCTATCAAACCAAAAACAATCAAGAAAAAAGTAGTTCCTGTTGAAACAATCAAAAAAGCTCTGGAGTCTATTGATAATGAAACAGAACAGTCTTGGGTCAATGTTGGTATGGCTTTGAAGAATCATTTCTCTGACAAAGATGAAGAAGGTTTCGCTTTGTGGAGTGAATGGAGTTCAACAGCACCTGAAGCATCTACAGAGCAACAACTCAAATCTAAATGGGCTGCATTTAAAACAGGAGAAGGTTGTCTCACAATCTCATACATATTAAAAGAAGGTGGATTAACTGTGAACACACAAAAGCAAGATAATATTAACTCTGAGCAAACTTACAAGGATTGGGTTTATTTAAGTGGTCAGAATCGTTGTTATAATGTGAAAACTAAGGAAACTCTTATCGATGTCGCTTTTGGTAGACATATTATAAGTCTTAATGATAACAGTCTTCCTGATACTCTTCCAGCAAGTAAAATATCTGACTATCTGATTAAGAGTAAACTTCTCCCTGTTGTATACTCAAATGAATTTAATCCATCAGAACCACTATTCTTCCAAACTACAAATGGTAAATTCGTAAATCTATTTAATAGAGACTCTTTACCTAAAAAAGCCGAAGAATATACTCCTGAAGGTCTTCACGCTATTGGACTTTTAAAAAATCACATTAAATTTATTTTTGGTGCTGATGATAGATGCTCTTTGTTCACTAATTGGTTAGCTTTTGTCATACAATTTCCAGGAGTTAAAGCAGGTTGGTGTCCTCTTATTCAATCTGAAGAAGCTATGGGTAAAACTTTTTTTGGAACACTTTTGAAAAAATGCCTTGGCGGAGATAATGTTAAGGATATGTCTCCTGAAATGTTACAATCTGAGTTTACCGAGTGGTGTTCAGGCCGTTGTATTAATGTTCTTGAAGAATTGAAAATGAGTGGTGCTAATAGATATGTTGCCTATAATAAGTTAAAACCCTATATTACAAACCCAGATGTCAACTGGAACGAAAAAGGTATCGCTAAACGTGTGGTAAAAAATGTTGTAAATTACATTGCTTTCACAAACTATAAAGATGCTATTCCTGCTTCAGATGGTGACAGACGTTATGGTATGTTCTTTGTTGAATGTGAAAGCAAAGAAAAATTCAAAGAGTATACTGGTGTTGCACATGAAGAATATTTTCGTAATTTATATTCAGCTATGAACAACTACTGTGATCAAATTTTGAAATGGTTGTCCGAATTAGAACTTTCAGACAAAGACCAACGTGATATTACAGGGAATGCTCCTCGGACTGCTGAAAAAGATTCTGTTATATTGACAGAGAAAAGTAGTATTGAAGGTTTGTATGAAATTTCTGAATTACTTGAAGAAGGTGGAGAACTTTATAACAAGGAAATGTTCAGTTCAGTAGCATTGTTTGCAGCTCTCAGCCTACATCATACGAATTTAGCTGCTACTTTAACTCCAACAGCTAAAAATACTATCCTAAAAAGACTTAATTATACTCAATATCCGTCTAGGGTTAAATTTAAAAATGTTAAACACCAAATATGGGTTAAAAATCCTAACACGTCTTTGGAAAAGATAAAAAATATCTTAGGGTAACCTTACAGGGTATGATATTAATCAAACCCAACCTGAATATTTAGGTTGGGTTTCTTGTTAAGTTGTTGATGTATATAATAAATACTATAAGCTATGTCCCCTCTATGTCCCCTCTATGTCCCTACAAAATTGATGTAAGTCCTTGTTTTTAATATTAAAGGGACATAGGGGACATAAGGGACATATATAAATAACAGCTGTGCTTTAACTCTGTACTAAAATACTACCTATACACATTGCGTGTGTATAAACGTGGGGTTTGACGTTTTTCTATGTCCCCCTATGTCCCCGTGTCCCTTTGATAACAAAATCAATAAGTTATGCTAGGGACATGGCGTATTTTTATGCTTTTGACTATGTCCCACCATGTCCCTTTAAGAGGTAAAATCCATCTTTTAAAGGGACATATCACTTTTCTATTGACAAATAAATTAAAATGATCTATTGTCATCCTTGTAAGGAGATTAATTATGACAAGTGATTTAGATACTATTTTGGAACTGCTTAAAAAAGGGTTCGAAACCTAACTCTCTCGCCAAACTATGTTAGAGGTCTAGTGACGGTCAGGTTCGATTCCTGCCAACTGCAATTGGCGATGAAGTGGTCTTCTGAGACGGCAGTCTCCCTGTGGGTTCGTTTCCCACACTCTAACATCTCCTCCAGCTGTTTCTACTTTTCAAAACTAAATCATGCTCTTGTTACAACTTGTGCTTCAAATTCAGATGTTGTTTTGAAAATGGGAGACAAGGAGAAATTCAATCTGTTTAAATCTATGGGTTATCAATGTGTCGTCAAAAAAATAAACGGAAAAACAGTCAAAGTATGGACAAATGATATTGCATTATCTCCAAAAACCATCTTGGAACTCATAGGGTAAAGCTAGAAACTCTATATCGAGAAGAACAAAACAGCTAGGTTACGCCTAGCTGTTTTTCTTTAGCCAAAAGGTTACGGCAAGGTTACGGTAGTGCCGTAACCTTTTTCCCCTTACAAAACAAGGGTTTGTGTTAAGGTTACGGCAGTTACCCCTAAATTATATATAGATATATACAGAGAAGCACAGTAGTGTAACGTACACCATCCCTGTATACTGTGGTGGTGTGAGCGGAAAATTTATGCCGTAACCCGTAACCTGCCGTAACCTTTACAGATTATCTCTTATATATCAAAAGGTTACGGTACTTTTCTGCCGTAACCTTTTATTATTTCTGCCGTAACCTTTTTAGATAAGTCATTGATTTTATTGACCAAAAAGGTTACGGCAGTTACGCCTGTTTTCTGTAAAACCATCACTTTTCTATTGACAAATAAATTAAAAGGATCTATTGTCATCCTTGTAAGGAGATTAATTATGACAAGTGATTTAGATACTATTTTGGAACTGCTTAAAAAAGGTAAGTCAACATCAAGCATTGCTGCTACCATTGATAAACAACCAACATACGTCTCTTTTGTTAAAACAATTTTTAATGAATTGGTTGCTAATCCTGACATCCTCGATAAAATTAAGGATCTCAAAGTCCCTGATACAAGGAGTGGTTGGAGTTACCGTGACCGTCCCGAATACAGAGAACGTGTCTTTAAACAGCTTCCTCCTAAAGATATGCCTGACTGCGAAAAAATTGATGTAATATTAGAATTAATTAGGGCAAGACCAGACATCCCAATGAATGCGATTGCAAAAAGGGTTGGTTATTCAAGACAATGGCTCTCTGTTATGAATAAGAAATATGACTTACGAAATTTGGCTTTTAGATAACTATGGGATTATCCCATAGTATAAATAACAAAAACCCTAGTTATCAAACTAGGGTTTTTCTAATAAGGAAATCCACTCTTAATGGAGTACAATCATTATAAACTTTTACCTTTTCCTTGTCAATATGTAAATCTGCACATTGATTTTATGATGTAAACAAGATATAATAAATAACGCACCTGACGTTAATCAGGGTAACATTAAAAGGAAATCACATGACAACCAAATATTTACAACTTACTGCTAATTGTTTTATGTCAAAAGAACTCTTTTCGGATATTAGATCTGGTATTTTGTCTCTCAATTCTACAGACAAAGGGACTCAAATTTATTATAAACAATCAAACGCCTATCTTTATTTTGAAATTGATATATCAGTAACCTGTGCGGCAGAACTATTCGGTATTTTTAAGAACGATAGTTATGTGGATGACTTGTTTAACTGCTAGGATTCCAGCAGTTAGATAATACCCGAAAAGTCGGGTATTAATTTCGTGGTGCAAATTTGCACCACCCTTTACAGAGCATGGCAGATTTATTTGAACCAATTCCGTGACGCTTTAGAGCGTCACGCTTATTTATAATACCAGATAATTTGGTATTATAAATATAGTTTCTTTTTAAGGTCTTGATAATGCTCAATATGGGAATTCCCATATTGAACTAACCGAAAAGTCGGTTAGTGTATACAACTAGTAGGTCGACGCAAATTTGCGGTGACCTAGAAAGAGCCTGACTAAGTTTAACTATCGGATTTCCGATAGTTAGAAAGGAGATTTCCCCTTTCTATTTCTTATCCTTCTCAGGCTCTAATTCCACAGAACCATCATCTTTCCATATCCCTTTCTTTTCGAGCTTCAGGAGAGCTAATTTCTCGGGATTTTTTACAACTGAAGTGTAATAGGTCTCAACGATGGACTGCATGAGGTTTTTGTAATTCATTTTAATTCTCCGTTTCTTCGATAACGTCTTGTGGTGGATTCCATTTGTATTGATACAGGAGATCAAATTGCCAAGCATCTCCTAAAATTCCTGCATTAATGATTGCTTTAGCATCTGTGATAGCGGTAGCATTCTCTGTCGTATCACCTTCATAGCGACGTGCTAGGGTGGCAAAGTATCCACATTGACGCACATTGTCCAATAAGCTGTTACCTTCTCCGTCAAGATTGTTATCATAGAAGATAAAAGTTGAAGGCGTTTTGACCCAACCAACCAATTTATTGAAGAACTTTTGAACCGCCAAGCCCTCATCTGTGATGTACATATTGACCCCCTCTTTGAGCAAAATCTCGAAACAGATGGTCAAAGAACGCATTAAAAAGTGGGAATAACTGAGTCCTCTTTTACCTATATCAGGTCCAGCATTATAGTTGGACGTTCCACTTCTAGTTGTCTCCTCTGGGAATGTATAAAATTTTTGCTCCAATGATAGATTTCCGAAGGTTAGCAAGCATCCTCCTTGTCCAGAGTAGATACACATTTGCTCATTTATCTGATCTATAACCCTAGATTTTGTCTGAAGGAGTCCATCATAGTCATCCAAATAAGCGTAGATACACGCCTCCAAAGCTGACCACCAAGTGGCCACATTGTTTTTATAATAGTGCCGAGTTTGTGGGAGAACCTTGCGTCTCAAGAAGTCAGCAAAGTCATTACCGTCCCAACCTTTTACGTTTCTGATCCAATCTGCGGCCACAATGTAGTACGGCAAGTGGAAACCAACTGTTCCCTGTGCAGAAAACCCTTCAATCCTTCTTAGAGTTCTGTACCACGCCTCGATAATCTCCTTGGCCTTGTTGGCGTACAGAACATCCCCTGTCATTTGATAACAAAGTGCTGCACGATAAGCCCTAGCTCCTGACTCATAAAGTCTAGCAGAAATCTCATTTGCGGTATGACCTGCATTATTGTAAGCAGATACAGTTCTGTAATCAACAAGGGGTTCAGGTTCGTAATCAAGTTCTGAATCCACAAGGATCTTCAAAGGTAACCATGCTGTGACATTATTCCGTAAAGCAAGCATCTCCTTTGGTGAAAGTAAAATTGTTTTAGTCATATATGGGAACTCTCTTTTCTGATAACTGACTTGAATAATATTCCAACTATTGCTCAAATCAGCAAAAACATAATTAGAAATGTTGTAGGAGTGAGAGAAGGTAGCCGTTACAGAACCATTAGCGAGAACATTGTATGAGAAAGTCTTCTGTTGTTCTGTAAAAGCACGCTTATTGTAACTTTGAGTTTTAGATTGCTCAACAAAAGTACGCTTATCGTAATTAAAAGTCTTCTGTTGTTCTACAAATGCACGCTTATTGAAACTATAAGTTCCTGAGTTTTCAACAAAGAGAGATTTATCATAACTAAAAGTGTACGTTTGTTCAACTTGAGTGAGACTCGATTCTAATTTATCGTAACTAAATGTATTACTCTGTTCTGCATAAGTGCGTTTATTGTAGCTATGAGTTCTGTTTTGCTCAATATAGCTCGTAGAAGACCAAGAGAATGTCTTATTTTGCTCAGCATACGATTTGCTATTCCAACTATTTGTGAGTGATTGTTCAGCATAATTTCGAGCATTGTAGCTGAATGTTTTACTCTGGTCTACAAAGGCTGAAATATCGTAGCTAAAAGTAATCTCAGCGGTGACTTGGCCCGACATACTGTAACTAAAAGTCTTTGCTTGTTCGACAAAAGCTGAGACATCGTAGCTGAAAGTAGAAGATTGTTCCGCAAATAATCTCTTATTGTAACTAAATGTTTTGTCTTGTTCAACAAAGCTACGTTTATTATAACTGAAAGAACTCTCAGAGGAAATTAGCCCAGAAGCATTGTAACTAAAGGTTTTACTTTGTTCAGCATAGGTGCTTTTATTATAACTAAATGTTTTAGATTGTTCTATAAAAGCACGCTTATTGTAACTTTTAGTTTTAGATTGCTCAACATAAGCACGTTTATTATAACTCTTAGTTTTGCTTTGTTCGGCATAGGCACGCTTGTTGTAACTAAAAGTTTTAGATTGTTCTACAGTTGTTGTACCACCACCGCTCTCAGTGTAGTAAACTTTAATTCTAACAGCATCAATAGCTGCTGTTGTAACATTGGTGAAGAAGTCAGAACCAGCATTATCTCTTACCTGAACATCTACCCCGAAAGTTGAACCATTAACATCAGATTGAGTGAGACTAAGTCCCCACAGGTCAGTTGAACCACCATACAGAACTTCAGATGTACTTGTTGTCCAATCAGTACCAGTGTTAGCTTTGTTATCCCCAGATGCAGTTCCACCCTTTACAAGTTGAACCCTGTAGTCATACAGAGCTGCACCATTACCGAAATCATCTTGTTTATATCTCTGTATGGCAACTTGTATACCATTAATTGTCGCACCTGATGGTACACTAGCGGTAAAGTTTCTGAGCTGTAAAGTTTCCGAAATGCGTTGGAAAGGATATGCAGGATCAACATAAGGTGCAGAAACGCCATGAAAAGCCACAAGACTATTGACTGTGGCTGCATTGGCATAATCTGCCCAAACATCTAAACCAGAGAAAGTTCCTGCACCTGTAGAGGTAATCGTCCCTGATGTCTTAAAACCTGTATCTGCCATAGGAAGATTACCTTTTTAGAGTTAAGCTGCTGTTTCACCACGAACTTTGAGAACATACGAATCTGCATTGTAAGCAGAACCAGCGGAAGTAACAATTCGTTTAATCCAAATTGCCTTTGTAGCTCCTGCGGCTAAGTCTCCGATTGTAAGAGCATTACCTGAACCAGTTAAAGCAGTAAAAGTTGTTCCTGTAGGTGCAGTGCTTTCGTTGGCAACAGTTTGCTCTGTACCATTAATAGAAGAAGTACCCAGAGAGATTTCAACAGAGGTATCCGTGCTGGGAGTTTGAGTTTCAATCCATATAATTGAACCAGTCAGCGTTAAAGAGCCGTGAGTATTCTTAACATAAATACAGCGATATTCTGTGTCACCTGCTAAGGTTTCTGCTGCGGAAATATCATCCCACAAATCGTTAATACTAGACCCTGTTTGAGTTGTTGTACTTGCTGCTCCACCAAGAGAAGCTCCAGGTGTAGAGTTAGATGAACCACCTGATAAATACATTTTAATATCTGTTGCGACAATAGCCATTTGTAGACTCCTATATCCTATTTTGCTTCACTTAGAGTATCATATTACCACTACTTAGTCAATTTTTAGTCGTTACTATTGATACCTTTTCTAAAATGTCGTTTTAATTGAGAATAAAGTTTAAGCTGGTTCTGTTTATTTAGAAACTCCATGCCGAAAAGTTTACCCTCATAGTTGTCAATGAACCTAACATATCGGTAAACTTGGTTTATCTCGTCGCCATCTAGTTTACGACAATCGGACTCCTGTAGAACTTCAATGGGAACATACAGGAAATTAGCGAGTTCAGCAGTTGTTACGCCTTGTGAACGCCAAGTGTCCGCAAATTGGTGAATTGAGTCTAACATTTCTTGTAATAACATATCTTTGATCCTTAAATATTGTGTACACTATAGCATATAGTTTAGAAATATGGTAGACTGTTGGATATAAATTAGGAGATTATGATGAGTAAATTAAGTATTTACAATCAAGCACTAGGTCTTATGGGTCACAATGCTTACTTACAGACTTTAGATAATAAATCAGATATTGTAATCAACACATTAGATTTATTTTATGATCAAACAAGGAAAGAAATTCTAAAAAATATCAACTGGGATTTCTCAAAGAGAACTCTACCTTTGACACTATTTGGTTCATATAGTGGTTCGGAATATAATCCTCTAGGAGACCAACAGCTTCCTGTCTATGGTTGGAAATATTCATACATTTACCCACATGATTGCGTTAAAGCTATTCTGATTAGACCCGATGATACTGGAATTGAGTTGACAGGTTCAGATAATACAGACGAATTCAGAAATGTTAGTGATGCTTTTGTTCCTATGTCAGAGGGAATTGAGTACGACTATTTAGGTAATACAACACGAGTCATTTCTACGAATAAAGACAAAGCTGTATTGATTTATAATGCTGACATTCAAGACGCAAGTCTATTCACAGAGGAATTTATAGGCGTTGTAGCTCTGTTATTGGCCTCTAAGAGTACGATGGGTGTCCTCAATAACCTACAAAAGTCTGAATTGTTAATGAAACAAAGTATGGCAATGGTTACTCAGTTGAAGAAAAAATACGATACAAAAGCTACAAGAGATTTAAAACCTTTGGTGAACAGGTTGAATTCAGATTTTATAAACGCTAAGAGATGGAGATAAAAATGGCAGGTAAATATCAAACACCAAGCACTGTGTACAAGTCACAGTTTATCGGAGGAGAAGTATCGCCATCTTTGTATGGTAGATCAGATGTGTCTGCTTTCCAAACAGGTGCAGAAAAGATTAGAAATATGTTTGTCAAATCACAAGGAAGTTTGATTAACAGAAATGGTACAACTTTTATTGGTTTCCCGATCCACAACATAGAAGATGAGAACGTAAGGGGTATACCTTTTGAGTTCAATGACAACGACACCTATTCAATAATTCTCACACATCGTAAAATGCAAGTTGTTAGAAATAATGGATTGGTTTTGAATGACACAGAATACAGAGCTGCATCTATAACTTCAGGTGAAACACCAGTCGTAACAACTTCCACACCTCATTCGTTTGCCAATGGAGATCATGTTATCCTTGTGGGTTCATCTAAGAGGTTCAATTTAGACACAGCAAATCAAAGTGTTACTAGCAGTAGTTTTAATTCACAACTATTTTTAAATATGTTCACCTATAAGTATAACCAAGTTGACGCATTGACATTTGAAACGTACGCAACAGTTGCCTTCACAGGAGATGGTAGCATTGCAGTAGAAGTTCAAACATCCGATGATCCCTTGTTCAACACATATACTGTCATTTACTCGTCTGATCCTAAAAAAGTAGCAGGACTAGGTGTTAGTACAAGCACACCTAGATTCTCAGCAACTTTGAACAAAGAGTCCATCCTTACTTACATTAGAGTTCATTATGTAGTTACAGATGGAGGATTTGAAACAGGTGCAGTTAGAAGTAATTTAAAAATTGGTGGAAATTTGACCACAGCTTTTGATGATTTTAATGGGACGATCTTTGTAGCCTCCGACAAGACTGCCACTACTTTCAAATTAAAAGATATTGATGGCAATTATGTTGATTTTACAGGCTTTTATCACAATCCAAACACAGGTCGTTTCATTGAATTATACTCAAAGTCTACTCCTTGGGAGGGGGCAGACCTCAATGATTTGAAATATGTGCAATCAGGTGACACAATTACAATTACCCATCCTGACTATGTTCCTTACAATTTAATCCGACAAGACCATAATGTTTGGAAATTAGAGGAACTCAATTTTGAACCAGATATTTTACCACCAGAAAGAGTGTATGTTGATGCCACTCATTATGTTTCTGCAACTATTGATGGTTTAACTAACGACAATCCAGGTCAGATTTCGTTTGCAAAAGAGGGATCTCCTTTAAATCCTCAAACAAAGTTCAGAAAGGGTTCTGTCGGTTTCATTAGGGGTGAAATTGGCATGGATGAGGTCAAAGATAAAGTATATGTTTTAGACTATAATTCAAATTATGATTCTCAAACTTATGTGTTAAATAATACCGATGGTGAAGGAGTAAATACTTCAGATTTCGGAACATATACTGGTGGGGGAGAATTTGTTGGTGACACGTTATACAGATATAGAATAACAGCAGTTAAAGAAGATGGCACAGAATCTCGACCTACCAGTGCAGTTCTTGTTGCGTGCAAGAGTATGTCTGAACAAAAAGACCAAGGTACGCCTTCTCCGAAAGTAAATGTGTCATGGTTTCCTTCTGCTGGTGCATTTAAATATAATGTTTACCGACAAGAAGAGGTTCAAAACGGACAGAATGCAGTTGGTGAAAAGTTTTATTATATCGGTGAGACATACACGAACCTCTTTGTGGACGCAAATCGGCTTCCTGATAAATCAAAGACACCTCCAACTGCGTACAACCCATTCCTTGAGCCAATTATTGAACGAGATATTACAAACATTACTCAAGAATACGATCCCTTGTTCACAACTAACGTCAATCATGGGTTCAAAGTTGGAGATGTAGTTGAGTTTGCAGATCTTGCTGGAATTACAGAACTCAATAATTATAAGGGATATGTGACTTACGTCCTTGGTACAACCTTTAGAATTAAAAAGTTGTCTGATGATACAACTTTAGACACAACAAATTATGGAAAATATAGAGTTCCAATAAGTGGGATCACTAAGTCAACCAAATGCACGATCACATTTAGCTCACCTCATGACTTTGTAATTGGTGACTATGTCTATGTTACTGGTGTTTTAGGGATGACAGAGATTAATTCTAGAGTATTTAGGGTAGGTAGAGTTCCTTCTACTACTCAAATTGTTCTCAAAAATCTTTATCTCAAGGAATTTGTAAACTCAACTGACTGGTCGACCTACACATCTGCTGGCTCTGTTAGATCTTGGTACGGTAATGTAAAAAGAAAGAACCCAAAAAACAGTCCAGCTACTTGTACATACTTCCAACAAAGAAAGGTATTTGCAGGCAGTAAAGAGTTCCCTAACGGACTTTGGTTTACAAGATTAGGTTCATATAACAATATGGATAAATCTGACCCAACTGTAGCAACAGATTCAATAACTTACAACATTGCGGACACAAAGGTTCAACAAATTAAACACCTTGTACCAATGAGTTCACTCATGATTTTAACTTCCAATGGCTGTTTTAAGATTGAGGGTCAACAGGGCGAGGGTTTGAGTGCAAAGAATCTCGACATTAAGCCACAAGGAAGTGAAGGGTCAAGCGATATTGCACCTTTGAAAATAAATTCTGATGTAATTTACCTGCAAAAAGATCATTCTGATGTGTTCTCGTTGGCCTATGATTTGACTAAAGATGTGTTCAGCACAACAACTTTGGTAATAAAGTCGGAACATTTATTCCTCGGATACAGAATTAAACAGTGGTGTTCCTTATATACTCCTGACAAACTTGTTGTTGCACTTAGAGATGACGGTAAGTTACTCTGTTTAACATACAATTTGAAAGCAAATATTGCAGCATGGACAGTATGGGAATCTCCTGGTAACAGTGGTGTCGATGAGTATATCTCTATCTGGTCTGTTCCTGAGAATGGAGTTGACACATTATATGCTATGACTCGTAGACGTATTGTTACTGCCTATGGTGACGTTTATCGTAAATTTATTGAACGACTTGAGCCACGAACATTGGAAACTAATGGGCAACAAGATGTCTCTAAGATGTTCTTCATGGATTGTGGTGTAAAAAGACAGGGTGAGGACTCTGAAAGTTTACCTGCTACTCTGTCATTGATGCGAGGATTGAACCACCTTGAGGGATGTTATGTGTGTGTTGTCGTCGATGGGAGTTATCAAGGAGTTAAACAAGTCAGACAAGGTATGATACCTTTGAGTCCAGGAGGGGTTAATATTTATGTTGGTCTTCCGTATGTATCTGAGGTTACAACATTACCTATTGATTCAACTACAGGTGGAGTGATGAGTAAGAGAAAGAGCATCAATGAGGTTCAAGTTGTCGTAAATAATACGGCAGGTCTAGAAGTTTCAGCTGACGGAGTAAATTACAGCTCTGTTGCAGATGGCTCGATCTATGCCACCGACAAGATCAACCTTAAAACAGGTATTTTGGACTACAAAGTGAGAACAAGTTCTGACAATACAGGGCGAGTTTACCTCAGACAGAAATACCCATATCCTTGTTCAATTCTAGGTGTGGAAATAAGTCCTATGATTGAGGGATAACAACTACAAATACGTCGGTGCAAATTTGCATCGACGTATTATTTATACCTGTTCCTCATTTTCTTACCAATATCCATTGTTGTTCTAGGTTTTACAAACTCTTTGACCATTGGTTGTTTTGCAACTTTAATACCTGATACGCAGAGATATTTCAAGCAATCTGCAAGATGGTCATTAACCTTAGCGATAGATTGATCTTCTTTGCGTCGATAATTTCTCAACTCTTTAATCAAATTATGGCACGATGAGAATATTTTAATCCGTCCTTGTTGGAACATTTCAAGAACTGTCATGACACCTGCCTCAACAGCATTCTCTGCTATGCTCAGTTTTAATCCATGACCTTTGTAATCTTCAAACAATTTCTTACCATCTCTCTGTCCACTTTGCTTTGATGCAGGATCAATAACTCCAGGTATCCATTCCCCTCTTTGTTTAATAGCGTACGAATGTTCATGAGGAGTTTGTTCACCTTTATAATGCTCGGAGTAGATATACAGGATATGAGCGTCTCTGTCATAAGCACCCCACAAGGCAGCTGTACATCTCCAACCCACATCCATACCGTAAGCTCTGTAAAAGTGGTCTGGAAGCAAGAATGGGTCAATAATTACTTCATTATCTAAGTCTATTGGGTACACAAGTCCAGCTCCTAATGATGGTACACCGTTCATCCTTGATTCACGTTGGGATTCCGACGATGTTGACAATATTGTTTTCTTAGTTTCTTCATCCAAATGGGGTGTCTCATTCCATGTCATTGAGACAATAGTTTTTGTCTTAGCTTCATTTTCACCTTCAACTATCACACAATCTGGTAAGAAAGACAGGATCATTTCAGATATACCATTTAAAGGTGTGAATGTTGTATAAATTATCCCCCCAGTTGTTGCAGTTCTGAGAAGAGCCTCTGTATATGTTGGTAAATCTTTTGGTTCTTCATCAAACCAAATAAAATGTTTTGTTGTTCCTTGGAATTGCTTCCGCCCTTGTTCGTAGGCTCTAAATCCTAATACAGAACGCTTACCTGATACATGGCGAACAAATATTTTATCAATGGCATCTTCAGCACCTCTCTTCCAAGTGATGCGTTCAATAAGGTGATAAGGTATCATTCCTGTACCATCAACCCACTTCTTATTTCCTATGTGGACAATGTTACCAACCAATTTCTCCTGAATAATATCACGAGTTGAGACAACAGTGTCCCCAGCAGCCCAACCATCAGTCGCTGTATGAAATCTTTTGAAACCATCTTCTTCTTTCCACCAATCTTCATATAAGCCAGTGAGGTGCATTGTTGTCTCATAAGCAGCACAGAATGTTTTACCAATCCTGTTTCCACCGATTAGAACCTTTTCCCTTGTCTTTGCTTTGAAAAAGTTTATGTGCTTGAAGTACGCCTGTCTTCCAAAAGGCCCATCTTCAGGATAATATGTTTGTAATTTATTTCTCTCTTTTCGTAAGCTAAGTTGCTTCTTTATTTGCTCATATTTTAGTAACCTAGCGTCTACAGCAGGGCTACAGTTTATCATTTGAAGCCACCTTTTTCTTCTTGGATTTATCTAGTTTAGCAAATTCTTCTTTGTGCTTGGCTTCAAACTCGGCTTTAAATGACTCCTCAAGTTGTCTTTGTGCCTCTAAGAGTTCTTCTTCTGAATAATTTTCAATATTACTGTCTTCGACGTGGACATATCTCTCAGAGAATTTCTGTGGGTGGAGCTTTGGAGCTAACCAAGTGACTAACTTATTGTATTCACGAACATCTCCAGATATTTTTGTATTATACAGAGCCTCATGCACAATAGCATCTGCCAATAACTTTTCAGCTTTGTGATATTCTACCGCAAATTCAGGGATAACAGCGACCCATTCGTGTGGATTACAGTCAATAGGTATTGTTCCAAGTATCTGTAATTCAATCCATGTCACACCTTTAGACATACCTAACAGTATTTCTTCAGCAATCTTAGGATTGAAAGTGTCCAATCTCCTGTCATCTAGAATTTTAGCGAGTTTTATAGATCGTCTTCTTGCGTCCATAACTCTGTCGCTAATATTATCATCAACCATTTAATTCTCCTATTGGTATAATATTACCATAATCTCATACCCACATCAAGTTGTAAGCATTGAATACATCAATGTATTGTGGTACTATATTACTATTAGGAGGATACCATGACTTTACAATTAAGTCCATATTCACAGGAACATTTACCTCATATTGTTAGAAATCTGCGTGAAGTTGATAAATATGAGGCTCATAAATTGTGTAGAAGGTCAGCTTATCGAGCGATAAAAGAGAGTTTAGATAATTCATACAAAGTGATTACAGTTATTATTGATGGAACTCCTGTTGGTCTCCTTGGTGGATTAAGCCCTCATGGTCCTGTAGGTACTGGCGTTGTTTGGTTTACAGGAACGAATGAAACATTCAAACATAAAGTTCAATTCTTGAAGCAATTTATTAAAGCTATTGGGCAACTATTTGATTTTCATGATGAGCTTTACAATTATATTAGAAAAGATAATGATAATGCCTACAGATTTGCATTACGTTTAAAGAAGATATGGCCTGATGATATTGAAATTCTAGATATTGGGCGTATTATTAAAATAACAATCCATAGCTCAATCGCATCAAAGGAGAAATAATATGAGTGGATACGGACAATTTATAATGTTGGGCTTACAAGCAATAGGTGGTGGTATGTCTATGTTTGGTGGACAAAAAGCGTCAAAAGCACAGGCCCAAAATCTACGCTACCAAGCACAAATTCAACAGAACAATGCTCTTACAGCTGAGAAAAATAGACGAGAAGCGGCATTAGCTGGCTCATCTAAAGAAGATATAGCTAGAACAAAACTCAGAAACACATTAGCGGATCAAAAAGTGGCATTAGCTGCTAATGGAGTTGATCTCGCATCTCTCTCTGTTAATGATTTGGAGGCTGGTACAAAGGCGTATGGTTATGCTGACATTATGAGTATTCGTAATGAAACACGCATGAATGACAAAAAGCTGAGACAGCAAGCCATTGATTTCACAACTCAGTCAGATATGTTAAACCTTCAAGCTGCAAATGTTAAGGCTCAAGGTAAAGCCAATATGCTCAATCAAGGAATAGGTACTCTGTCAAGTATGGGTTCTAGTGCCTACAATATGGGAATGTTTAACGGAGGTTCTTCAAGCGGAATGTCAGGATCGTCTATGTATGGTTCATCTTTCGACCAACCTTCACTAGGTGACAACGGTATTTATTAAGGAGATAAAAATGAGAGTACCTACAATAGATAATTTTGAAATACAGAATCCTGGTAATTTTACACCCTATCAAGATGCACCTTCCACTTCTGCTGAAACTTTTGGGGCAGGAGTTGGGCAAGCATATCAAGATTTAGGTGAGAGACTAAATAAAACAGCCAACCTTGTTTATGATATTAAGACCGACATTGCTAAAACAAATGTTGAAGCCAAATACATGAATGAAGTTGCCCCAACTTTAGATAGTCTTGACTCCACTTATTCGAATAGCATGGGTAAAAATGCTATGGATAATTACGAAGATGCTATTTCAACTCTTAGAAAACAGAGGGACGATGTCTTAAATGGTCTGCAAGATAATCAAGAACGTCAAATGATGCAGTCAATGTTGGACAAAAGGATAGCCCAAAGCCAACAATCGTATTCTAAACATAGAGATACACAATTTGGAGTTTATAAGGAGGACACATTTAAAGGTACAGTTGCAATGTATTCCAATAATGCGTTGAAAGCTGCTGACCCAAATGCTCAAGAAATGAATATTCGTTCCGCCTTGTATAACATTGAGGAATGGGGTGTTGATAATGGTAAACCGTTAGAGTGGGTTAATGTTAAAAAACAAGAATTCATGGACACAACCTACAAAAATATTATCGTGTCTGAGAGTTATACAGATCCTGTCAATGCTCTAAATCATCTTGACCAAATCAAAGACAGACTAAATCCTACAATCTACGGTGAAATTAGAAAGAAACTTATCCCATCTGAAACAAAAGTATTGGATGAAAACTTTATCCAAGGACTGAAAGAAGGATTTGTTCCAACTAAAGACACCCAACCCCAAATTGGTGCAGTCTATGATATTCAAAAGAATAAATACACAACTCAAATACCTTCTAATTTAAATACTTTTGCACAACAATCAGCTCAAAAATACGGAGTACCACAAACCCTTGTCATCAACACTATGGCCAGAGAAAGCCGTTTTAATGTAAATGCTGTTGGTCCAAAGACAAAATATGGGTCGGCTAAGGGTCTCATGCAACTTATAGATGGGACTGCTAGCGATTTAGGTTTGAAAGGTAATGATGTTTTTAATCCTCAGAAAAATATCGACGCTGGAACTAAATATATTTCCCAACTTGCGACTAAATATCACAACAACTATGTTCTCACAATGATGGCCTATAATTGGGGGCCTGGTAATTTAGACAAAGCTATCTCAAAAGCAGGAGGAATTAACGCTCCTATTGATAAAATAATCGCATCAGCACCTAAAGAAACTCGGGAGTACATCAAAGAGATATTCGGTTCAGGAAGTCCATCCTCTGTTGATATTGTCGATGAGACTCTTAAAGAGGACTTGAAGGCAGTAGGTGTTCAACAGACAACCTCTAGCACACCTCAAGTTCAATTCAACAAGAACCCTGATGGTAGCTTTTCGAGTGCTAAAGACATTGAAGCCTTCTACAATATGGGTCGAAAAGCTATTGAACAGCAACCACCACAAGTTCGAAAAAGCTACAGGAACGCTCTTGATGCCGAATATAAGGCTCAAAAAGAATCCTTGCACGCAAAAGCCGTCACACAGAAGGAGACTGTGGATAGCATTGTACAAGATTTGAAATCAAGAGGTGAACCAGTAACTGATAACTCTGTTCGTTCACATCCTATGTTTAATGATATTGGAGATCTCACTCCTGAAGCAAACAAAGCCCTCACTGTATCTTTAAATGCTGAAGCTAAAGTCAGAGATGAAGAGTACAAAACTAAATCAAATTACAAACTTGCTGAATTATCTTATGAACTCCAGTCAAAACCTGAGTCATATTTAGACATCCGTCCGAACGAACTTGATCTCACACCTACAGACCACATTAAACTCAAGACTGAAATTGACAGAGCTAAGAAAGCACTCAATGAGGGTACAGATCCTGGTATCACAGCATTCAATCAAGAGCAGGGTTACTTTAAGAAACTGTACACAAATCAATTCAGAATAGGTACAGACATCAATTCTCTTAGACAAATGTCAACATCAAGTGATGAAGGGGCTAAAACTGTTCAATCTTTCTATGAAACACTGGGAATATTTAGTAACCTTGTTGAAACCGAAAAGAAGAATATAGGCCGTGTTTCTGTAGGACAATCGAGATTGAAAGAATTGTATGAAGAAGCTGTCAACTTCACACAAGACTCAACTCCTGTAAAATTACAAGAGCCAGGGTACTGGGGCTTGTATGGGAATGAGGTAGTCAACAGTACAGTTAAAGAGGCTGTTGATGATTGGATGAGCAATGGTAGACCTCTTGCAGGATTTAACAAGATGGATGTTGTCAAAAGTACGAAACAACTTGCTGAACAAGGTGTGATTATAAACAAGAACGACCCTAAACAAGTCAAAGATTTGTTGATGAGTATGGGTGGAATGCGTTAAATTTGGAAAAGGTTACGGTATAGGCGTAACCTTTTTTCCCTTACAAAACAAGGATTTATAACAAGGTTACGGCAGTTACCCCTAAATATAAGTATAGTAATATACCGAACACAATAGGCGTACACCTATCCCTGTATATGTATGCTGTGGTAGTGTGGGAGGAAAATTTATGCCGTAACCCGTAACCTGCCGTAACCTTTTGTCTTTTTACTTTATATATCAATAGGTTACGGTACTTTTCTGCCGTAACCTTTTATTATTTCTGCCGTAACCTTTTTAGATAACCTATTGATTTCATTAGCCAAAAAGGTTACGGCAGGCGTAACCTTTTTATAGTTTCTTTCATTTTGAGTAAAAAGGTTACGGCATATTCACTTCAATTCACTCAATTTTCGTTTTAGCTCGGCCAAGTAGTCTTCTTTTAGGTTCGTTGGTAGAATTTCGTAAATTTTACCTTCCTTCTTGTATTTCTCTTTGAGTCGTTCAAGATGTTTCTGCATTACGGATCGTTCCTCTGACATAGTGATCTTGTGCGAACTAGGCCATAAATTATTCAACTCATCATTATTAATGTCGATTAGCATCCTGAATTCCAAATTATTTCTCTGTTGTATAAACTCATATAAACCATCGACAACATCTATAAACTGTCTATATCTTTTAGAGTGCAACAATTCGTCCATATATTTCTCCTAAATTATGGATTTAATCTAACATACTTTTGACTATGATGAAAGACTATGGTATTATAGTACCAATTTATAGGAGAAATATTATGTCATTAAAAATGAGTGCTGACCCTGTTCCTATGCAACAAGTCCCACCTAAAGAAACTCCTGCTTCCCTGCCTGCTGATGCTGTTGCTGAAGGCTCTGGTGGAAGTGATTCAAAAAGACGTAGGGCATTAATGGCCGCAGGTCTCAGTCAAACTATTGCAACCAATCCATTGGGATTGAATAGTGCTGTAAACACTACAGGCGGAATGTTGTAGGAGTAATCATGGACAGTGTAGTAAAAAAAGATAAATCAGTTCTCGATATGTTGAAAGAAGACTCTGAAGAATTCTCATTGTCCAAAGATTATACAGAACTTAGAGCTGACTTAGATCAACGCCTTTTTGAATTAAAGCAGAATATTTTACCAAATCTCCCCATCTGGAAAGAGATTTGTGATTACATGATGCCTCAAAAAGGGAAATACATTAACGCAACATTGACTACAAGAGACGGTGGTCCTGTTGAAGATTTTCATATTTTAAATAACACAGCTCAAGATGCTTTGGAAACTTTAGCATCTGGTATGTTAAGTGGTATTAGTAGCTTTGATAAAAAATGGTTCAACTTCTCTGCTTCTGTAGATGTACAAGACACTTATGAAGTTAAAAAATGGTTGAATGAAGTCTCTGATAAAATGTTCTTTGCATTACAGAGATCTAATTTTTATCAATCTTCACAAGTTGTTTACAATGACTCTGCACTTATTGGTACAGCACCAACTATTATTTACGAAGATCCTGGTGAGAAATTATTTAATTGTGTTAATTTAAACCCAGGAGAGTTCTTTCTCGAAACAAATGATGTTGGAGAAGTTGTAACTTTGTTCAGAGAATTTAGTTTGACAACGTACCAAATGGTCAAGAAGTTTGGAATAGATAATGTTCCTGAATTAATTAGAGTTAATTATAAAGAGAAAAAGAATCTTTCAACAAATTATACTATTTATCATTGTATGCAACCATCTGAGGACTATGATAAATATGGAAAGCCTAAAGGAACATATATTGAGGTCTATTGGTCAAGTGCTTGTCAGAAAAATGAAATATTACAACTGAGAAGCTATGAAGAGAGACCTTTCTTTGCCCCAAGATGGTTCAGTTATGGTACAGAAGCCTATGGCATTGGTTGTTCTCTGAAAGTATTAGGTGCTGTTAAACAACTTCAGATATTACAAAAGAGTGTATTGGATGTAGTAGAAAGATATTCAAACCCTGCTCTTCAAGTTCCAAATGATTTGATTGATGAGCCTACTACATTTGAGCCTGGAGGTATTGTATACGTTGATCCAGATTCTAAAATAGAAGTGAAACCAATCTATGCAACAAATGGTGACACATCTAATTTACGTTTAGAAATTGAAAAATTAGAAAACTCAATCAATTCTGCTTTCTTTAAAGATTTGTGGTTGATGTTGCACCAATTACAGGGTATTCAACCTCGTACAACAAGGGAGATTGACGAGAGACGTGCAGAGAAATTATCCATCCTGTCACCATCTCTGCAACGATTACAGACTGAATATCTTGACCCAGCTATGGAACGCATATTTAAAATCATGTATAGACGAGGTGCATTCAGTCAACCTCCTAAAGAACTCTTAGATGGTGATAAAATTAAAATTGTCTACACATCGTTCCTGTATACGCTCCAAAATGTACAAGGTTCTATCCCAACCGAGTCATTTATTCAAATGGTTATGATGGCAGCAAATGCTAATCCTGAAGTTCTGGACAAGGTTGATTGGGATTATTATGTAGACTCTTCTGCAAACACCCTGTCTATTGACCCAAGAATGCTTAAAGATCCAAAATTGGTTCAACAAAACAGAACTATGCGTCAACAAGCGAACCAACAGCAACAACAAATGCAAATGGCTATGCAGGGCGTGCAAGGTATTAAGGAGTTGTCTCAAGTCCAATCTCCAGAGAATAGTCCTCTCATGAACGCAATAGGTGGCTTATTATGACATCTCTTATGCGAGAACATTTTAAGAAACCTTTGACAGAGAAAGAAGCCAAAGATAAATCAGATCAGGAGTTAAAAGATATAGATCTGAAGAACTTCTTTTCTGATATGGACAGTGATGGAGGTGTATTATTCCTGTTAGAGATCATACGAGAATGCAGGATGAACACCCCTTCCACATTTGAAACAGACCCTAATAGGATGTATTTTAATCTCGGATGCAGAAGTATTGGAGATAAAATCTTGAAAAATGTGCAAAAATACAACCCTACACTATTGAGTAAGTTGTTAAATAGTGGTACTATACTACCAACATAGGATTTATTATGGAAAATGAAAACCCAAATACCGCTACTGAAAGTGTGCAAGAGGAATCATTAAGTTCCTTGTTGGCTCAAGATGATAGTGCAGATGAGAACACTTCTTTATCTGATATTTTATCCAATGATGATGGCGACGATGCAGTCTCTGAAACAAAACCAGAGGAAGTTTCAACTCCTGAGAATTATGATTGGAAACCTTCTGATGAATTTAAAGATTCATGGGAGGGTAGAACTGAAGCTGAGATTCAAGAATTTGAAGGCTTCAAAAACTATGCCAAAGAAAAAGGAATGAAGGGCGAAATGTTTAAGGAACTTATGGATTTACACTATAAGTCTCTGTCAAATATTCCAAACAAAATTCAAGACACAATGGCTAAACAATGGCAAACAACTATCGACTCTTGGAATAAAGAAATTATCAATGATCCTGTCTTAGGTAAAGGTAATTATACCCAAAATGCAAAAGCTGTTAAATCAGTAATTAGCAAATTTGGAAGTCCAGAAGTAAAGAATTTGTTTCTCGAAACAGGATGGGCCGCAAACCCAGTGATGTTTGGTTTCTTGTCTAAGATCGGTGCGTCATTAACAGAGGGGAAATTTGTCTCTGGTAGTCCTGCTCCTGAATCAAAACCAATTCACAAAACTTTGTATAATTCTACTGCCAAAAAATAGGAGGTGTTCTCATGGCGACCGTAGGTTCTAATTATTTAACTCTTGCTGAAGTTACTCAGCAATATGGTGTTGAAAATCCAACATACAAAATCTCTAGTCTTTTAGCTCGAAGCAATCCAATGTTTGCAGATATGCCTTGGATTCAAGCTAACGGAACTGACTCACATACATTCCTACAAGATGTTTCTTTACCTGAAATCTCTGTTGGACAATTCAATGAAGGCGTTGGTTCTACAAAAGGTTCAGGTCAACCTGTCATTGAACCTATGATGTTCAATGAAGCTCGTAGTGACGTTGACGTTAAAATTTTGAACAGAGCTAAAGATCCTGAATTGACACGCTTTACTGAAGATAAACGCTTCATGCAATCTTTTGCTAACACTTTTGAAGAAACAATTTTCTACGGTAACTCTAAAAAAGTTCCAGGGCAAATTAATGGTTTAGCAAATCGCTATAACAGTTTGTCAGGAAACTTCGGAAGCCAAGTTGTTGATTGTTCTAACTCAAACTCTGGTGGTGATTATACTTCTGTGTATGTCGTAACTTGGGGTGATGCTTTCACTTATGGGATTTATCCTCAGAATGAAAAAGCAGGTCTTCAAATGGAAGACGAAGGTACTTGGAACAAAACTGTAAACAACAAAGTGTTGAAAGTTGCAGGTACAAAATTCACCATGCACTACGGATTGTCTGTTGCTAACTGGAAAAACAATGCTCGTTTAGCGAATATTGATATTTCTCAGTTGTCTGCTGTAAGCCCTATTGACTTGATTAAGAAAATTAAGTCAGGAATTAGCAAATTACAATTCCAACCACAAAACTTTGCTCCTTTGAACTTTGACACACTCGGCAAAGGTAATGAGAAACCAGCTGCTAAATTTGCAATTTACATGAACCAAACTGTTTATGATTTCTTGGACAACCAAGCCAATGAATTGACAAAATATGGTTTAGGTAAAGGCGAGGCTTTTGGATCACCTTATTACGAAATCAGAGGTATTCCAATCCGTGTAAGCGGTGGTATTGCTAATAACGAAGACGCTGTAGCTTAAAGGAGGTTTGAATGTCTTACGATTCTGAAAATATTTTTGACCAAACTGTTGCATTAACTGCAACTCGTGTGTCAACCAACGTCATCAAAACCAGTGGTTCTTCAAAAGGGAACATCGGTATTGGTAACAAACTTTACGTTGTTGTCAAAACTGGAGCATTAGACTTTACCTCTGGTGGGTCATCTACTCTTGTTATCACTGTGGAAACAGATGACAATGAAGCATTTTCTTCTGCAACAACGATTGCAACTAGTGCTTCAATCGCAAAAGCAGCTATCACAAAGAATAAACTTTTGTGGGAAATTGCTTTACCTACCAACTGTGAACAATTCTTGCGTTTACGCTATACAGTAGGTACAGCTGATTTCACAGCTGGAACAGTTTTTGCTGCATTGGCAACAAGTCCTGACGGATCTAACTTAGTACAATACGTTTAACCAATAAGCGTTAGGCGAATCTGCCTAACGCTTTCTTCACGCACCTGGCGTTACTCAGGGTCATAATTATAGGAGATACACATGACATCGAACAAAGCTGAATATGAATTACTAGAAAAGAATTTTTTAGGTGGAGTCCTTGTTCCAGCAAAAACAAGAATTAAAACCTCTGCTAATAGAGTCCCAAGTATGACTTGGCATCCTCTAAATGAATTAGCTGAACAATGTTATGAAAAAATGGTTCTTGCTGTTGAGGAAGAATGCCGTAAAATTTTACAAAATAGAAAAGATGGTTTAGAGAGCGTTTCGTATGTCAGTAGCTCAACTCATCTGAATAAAATTTTAAACAGACTCAAACCTAAAAAAGAAGTTTTCGAAATTGAAATCGCAGGTGTTGATATTGTGGAAGATGAAGCTGTAGAAATTGATGATGACACATTGAATTATGATAATAGGATCACAAATGGCTCTACAAGAACTCGTAAAAAAAGCTAAGAGTTCTGATTGGAAAACTACAAGTGTCGGGCTTGTAGTTTTCCTAGTAGCATCAGGTCTCTGTGTATTTGGGAAAATAGACGGTGAAACTTGGCTCTTATCACTTGGGGTAGCAGGTGTAGGCTACTACTCTTCTGATAAAAAGTGAGGTATGTTATGTGCAAGATAAAAGAAATAGAGCGTAAATTTAGCGAGGTTGATCCCAGAGATTTACAAGGAATTATATCTTTGTCTAATTCTATTGAAAGATTAATCCGTGACTTTTCAAAAGATTGTAAAATCACGGAGTTTGACGAGCTAATTAATTTCTTAAAATTAGCCCCTTGTCGTTAGCTTATCCACAAGTGTTGCTATCAAAAGTTGGTTATTATCAGTCATCATTTGAACAAGTGTTGAATGATTTGTATCAACTTTTGCTGACAAATTAGATAGCATTGTTAAAAGATGACCATATTGAGCCGACAATGCGTTCAATTTCTCTCTTGTATTTTCGTCATTTTTCTCAATCGTATCTGTTAATTCGTCTTTAGTAATCAACAGTTCTTGTTTCATTTCGTTCTTAAAGTCTTCAAAATCCAATTTTAACTGAGTCAGTTCTCTGTTTTGCAGTTCATAATTTCGTTCAATGACGTTATAACTCGTGATTAATTTTTTGGCATAATTAAAAACTACACCTAACATTCCTAAGATTGCTGCACCAACAATCCCTAAGAACCAATTATTAAGGTATTCATACATATTGGACATCACAAAAATCCTCCTTTTCTTTTGTTCCCAAATACAGTTTTGATTCGTTCAATCTTCTATTTAACAGTTGTTCACTTGTTCTACCGTTAATATAAATACATTTCCTAATCACTTCAGACACTATATCATGTTCGCACAATAACAACCATAAGAAAACTTTACCATCTGCGATAGTTTCTTTATCTGATGAATAAACGTACGACAGGAGAGCTATTTTTTGATTGATGGTTAGTTCAACAGAACCAACTAATGTTTCAATTAAGTCTAAAATCAACATTAATTCTGATATAAGATGGTGTAAACTTTCATCTTTATCCGTGTTCAAATTCTTGTCGACATCTTTTTGATGATAATTGAAACCTTTAATATACCCATATCTGTCACTTTGTTTATAAACAGGAAACCAATCCATGTATGGAAGCATGAATTGGACAGTTTTTACGGCAACAAATTCTTTCTCATTCATCATGCTAATGTAAACCATTGGTTAGCTGTAGCCCCTGTAAAGTCGGCAACAAATTCAATCCAATCACCTACAGTCGTCGTCATGTTCAGAGTAGTTAAACCTGTACTTGTACCATGATTGATTGTATCGGTACTAGCTCTGTTAATTGTAATCGTACTTGCTCCAGAATACCTGCGAACTTTGAAAGAAAATGGTCCTGTAATTGCAGAAATAGTTGGGAGAGTTATTGTTACAGTTGATGAAGCAGTTACGTTTACTAAGCAACCTTTATGAGTTGTTGATAATGTTGTTGATGAACTTATAGATAAAACATCTCTCGCAAAAACATTATCTAAAGTTGATGAAACACTTGATTCCAGTTTGGCTTGAGTGACATTTGAGTCCACTAATTGAGACGTTCCAACAGAGTTAGCTGCTAATTTAGCAAGGGTGATATTAGAATCAATAAGTTGTGCTGTTCCAACAGAACCATTTGCTAATTTTGCTTGCGTAACATTGGCATCAATAATTTTAGAAGTACCAACTGCATTATCATATAGTTTCGAATTGCTGACACTTGTGTTTGCAAGAAGTGTGTTTGTAATAGCAGATGCAGCAATGTTTGCAGTATCCACAGCTCCTGAAGCAATTTTACCTCCTGTAATAGCTCCGTCTGCAATCTTTGACGCTGTCACAGATGCTGCAACTAGGTTGCCAGTGTCGACAGAGTTGGTTGCCATTTTAGCTTGAGTGATATTAGCATCAATAATCTGAGCTGTTCCAACAGAAGCATTTGCTAGTTTTGCCTGAGTAATTGTTGTTGCAGCAATTTTAGCTCCTGTTACATTCGCATCAATAAGCTGGGTTGTGCCTACAGAATTTGCTCCTATTTTGGCATTTGTTACACTATCATCAATGAGTTGTGCAGTTCCTATAGAGGAATTAGCCATGTTTCCTTGAGCTATTGTTGTTGCAGCAATCTTTCCACCAGTGATGGTATCATCAACCAACTTAGCATTAGTGATTGTAGCATCAGCAATTTTTGCACCTGTTACATTCAGGTTGGTAATTTTAGTTGTGATGACTGCATCAGTAGCCAATTCGGTTGATGTGATACTTCCTGCTGCGATTGATCCAGATCCTGTAGACGCTGAAGGTAATAAAATTGCTGTCCAATTTCCAGCACCTGCCCCCGAAAAGTCAGCAATAAGCATAACACTATCGCCAACAGTTGTAGACATTACAAGAGATGATCCACCTTCAATCGTGTTTCCAGATCCTGCATTGATTGTTATAGACGATGTTCCTGTTGTTCGTTTAATTATTAGAACATGAGGTGATACAGAAGATGAAATAACAGGAAGATTGTAGACAACAGAGGATGAAGCATTAACCCTAAATAGATTGCCTCTTGTAGAAGTTGTGAGAGTGTAAGGTGAACCAGCAGAACTATGGTCTTGTACAGCGTTCCCTACTAAACCATCTAACAAATTATTAACTGCTACACTTAATTGAGTCAATCCGACAGCATTTGTTGCAACTTTTGTAGTCGTAACAGCTCCATCGTCAAGTTTAGAAGTAGTAACAGCCAAATCAGCAATCTTACTTTCTGTAACTGATCCTTCTGTTATTCCAGCTTTACAATAAATTGGTGTCCAATTACCTGATAAACTATCGTCGTCTGCAACAAAGATAATAACGTCACCAATATTTTCAACAGGAACACTTGAAGCTCCAGCGATTGTGTCTCCAGACGCAGGATTGACAACAAAGCTCGTTGTTCCAGAGTTTCTACGAACTGCCGTTAAATATGGGAAATTCAAAGTGTCCATCTTTGGAAGATTTACAATTAATCCTCCTGAACCAACTGAGGCATTCGCTAAATTCCCATTATGTGACTGTAACAGATCAAACGGATTTGTACCTCCGATACCGAACACCTCTTTGAAAGGAACTGCTGGCATATCAATCGTAGCATTTTGGGCAACAGTTGCTGCGGCTTGTGCTTGAGTTTTAGCTAACTCAATCCTGTCAAGATATGTGTTAGGGTTAATACCTCCCCCAATAGGAGTCAAAACAGCTCTGCTCAATTTGTCGTTAAGTTGTTGAATAATCATCATTTGATTATCAAAACCATGCTCTAAACGCTCTAAATAGACCCCCGACAACGTGATGAAATTCGTGTCCTGCTTTAATGGCAGATCCCTTTTAATAGTAATGCTCTTTGTTGAACTGATCGCAGACAGAGATGTTGTCTTAGGATAAGTAACAAACTCACCATTAACAATATAATCTGAAGGCAATATCTCTGTTACTGAATATGGGCTAACAGCTTTATTTGTAACATATACTTTTAATTTTGTATTATCATCCAATCTAAATGGAATGCTAAAATTTCTACTTGAGCCATTACCTGGATAAGTCTCTTCAGATTTCTCAGTTTCAACGGTCATATATCCTCCTAATTTATGGTATTATTATACCATAAAGATAATTCAAAAGCTAGTCTCTATACTTTACTAAAACTAGAAACAATGATACAATTACAGTAATTTAAAGAGGAATATAATATGGTTTCATTAGACGGATTGTCTCCCAATAAAAGCTCACAAGAAGATGTGACAACAAACTTTACTGTTGATAATACAAACCAAACAGCTAGTTCTGTTTCAGGAATGACGACATCTCCTTTGACAGAGGTTGGTGTGGCTAATACGGATAATGTTCCTGTTCCACCCGCAGGAAATTTAGAGCAAACTCAACCAGAACCATTAACTAAATATGAGAAGTTTAAACCTAATTTCGACAAAGATATTACTTCAGTTAAAGTAGAACCTACGCAAGCTGTTGATTTACAAGCACAAGAGTTGCAACAGGACTTGATGAAAACATCTTTGAACAATGTATGGGCTTCATTAGGTGAGAACGTAGATAACAATGTGCGTGCAGTAAAAATAGCAAAAGACCTCAATATCACACCCGAGGAAGTTAAGGCAAATTATCAGGATTTTGAGAAACAATATCTGTTCAAAAATAAAATAATTCCTAGTATGGACAATCCTACCATCATTGCGTGGGCAAGTGACCCCTCAAATGTGTCAACATCTTACGACGACTTTGGAACATTAAGTAAAATTGCAGGTGGTCTTTCAACAGGGTTTGCTAATGATCTTGGTGGTCGCTATGATAGATATAAAGCGAGTATTCAGACAGCACTTGGTAATCCTGTTACTGAATTGAAAAACAGAGAGACCATGCCTTCTGATAGTTTGTGGTACAGCGTTCCTAAAAATGTTACTCAATTTGCATCAGGATTGACAACAACAGTTGGTGCTGGTCTTGCGTCAGCTCTTGGAACTTTAGCTGTAACACGAAATCCTAAGACGGCATGGACTGTTGGGACTGAGACAGTCAATTTAGATCAAAGCATCATGGGGGCAGGTCAGGCGGCCTCAGAGGCGTACAATGACGCTATTGCTCAAGGTAAGTCACATGAAGAAGGGATCGTAGCAGCAAGGACAGCAGGTGGCTTAGGGTTTGCTTCAAACTATGCGATCAATAAATTACCTTTGGATAAAATTTCAGGAGTCGCTCAAAAGATATTTAAAGGTGAACAATTAGGAGTAAGTTCTCTTAGAGCTGGCCTTGTTGGTGCAGGAGTTGGAGCAGTAGGATCTGGCGTTTCTGAATTAGCGACAAACGTATCTTCTGAAATCGGATTAACAACAATCGGTGCAAACTCTGCATTCACAGATTCACAGAAAGCTACTGAGGAATTTTTAACAAGACCAGCTTATGCTGGTGCTTTTGGTGCAGTATCCTTTGGAGCTTTGGGAGCTTCTGTTCCTGGATTATCTAAAGCCTTTAGAAATTATTCAAACAAAGCTAATCCTGCTGTTGAAACTGAAAGACAACTTGGTGAACTTAGTTCTGCAATTAGAGAGTCTCAAGTTTTACAAAGAGATCCTGATAAATTCAACGAGTTCTTACAATTAGCCCTACGAAATTCAGAAGTTCCAGAAACATTACACATCTCTAAAGAAACATTACGAGATCAAGTTGCTGCAAATCCTGAACTATGGAATAAAATTATTCCAGATTTGGATAAACAACTTGACACTGCTATTGATACTGGAGCTGATATTTCGATTGAAACATCTCGCCTCTTGTCATATTCACAGGAAAATGTTCTTAAAGATTTGTTGCCTGAAACAAGAGCTAGTGAAGATTCTTTGACAGCGAGTGAAGCACGAAATTATGAGGCTACTTTACCAGAGACAGTCAGCAAATCTTTGACAGATTATTTTGAAGGTCTTTTAAATCCGTCTATATCTAAAAACCCAGAACTGACAGACAAACAAATCTTGTTTAATATGATTTCTAATAAGTTGGATGAGACAGGTGTTTCTGCTAAAGACAAAGCTGGTTTCGCTAAAATACTCACAGAATACTATGCGTCTAAGGATAAACGTAACGGCGGAGTTAATGGGGGAATCATCGGGGAATATTCACTTAAACCATTGGAATTTCAGAGAGTCGACACAGGGGAAAATGCTAATTATCAAGGGCGTAAAACATTAAATCTATATGATTCTGATGCGAAAGAAACTTCAGTTATTTTGGACAATAATCCTGTCGAACAAAAATTGGGTCAAGAGGTTTCTAAATCTTTTGTTAAAATTGGTTCAGATAATGTTAGAACTTCTATTAGAATTGTTGATGCCTCAGAATTAAAACTCAATGAAAACTATCAAGGCTTACCCATCCTGTCTAAATTAAGATCATTAGATTTAACTCGTGACTCAGATAGCGTCAGAGATGCTTCTCCTGTTATCTCTGCTGATGGAACTATTTTGTCAGGCAACAGACGAGTTGATGCAATTTCTAGCAAATACCAAGAGGACGGAGCTTCTGATTACAGAAAATACGTCACTAAAATTGCAGATAAAAATGGAATCAACATTAAAGGAATGAAAGAACCAGTTCTTGTTAGGTCTCTTGAATCCAATGTTGACGCTCAAAGAGTCTCTGATATTTCAAATAAAGTTGTGAAAACTTCTAGAAAAAAGAATTCAGCTTTTGAACAAAATCCAAATGGTAGAATTTTACTAGAAGACTCTGTTCATATCATTCAGCTCTTTAAAAATTCTAATCCATCAACTTTAATACACGAATTTGGCCACAAGTTTTTGGAAGATATTTTCACTGACATTAAGAATGCTGATCCAAACAACCCTCTTCAAGCTCAATTTGTACAGGATTACGCTGACATTAAAGATTGGTTTAAAGGTGTTTCTACTGAACAGCTCAATTTTATGGAGCGAATTTATAAAAGACAGAAAGATGTTAAAAGTCTAGCACTCATAAAAGACATTCACTCTAGAGGTGGTGCTGATTTTATCAGACGATCTATTGATGATAACTTCAAATTGGACGATGATACAACAAGAATGGCTCGTCGTATCATGCACGAGGCTTGGGCGAGAGCTTTTGAAACGTATGTCATGAATGGGAAAGCTCCTTCAAAAGGTTTGGCTAACACATTCAGAAGATTTGCATCCCTTTTGACTAAAATCTATGAAGGTTTGCGTGATCTTGGAGTAACAATGTCTCCTAAAATTGTTGAAATCTTTGACAGATTATTGGAAGCAGAAAAGATTTCTCAAGAAGTTATTGAAGATCTTAACATTGACGCTGCTTTCCCATCTCGTGAATCAATGAACATGACTGAAGTCGAATACAAGGCGTACAAGGAAAGGGTTCTTGAACAAGCTGAAGCTATACGAGATAAAACTGTTTCTAAGAAAATGGACGTTTTAAGAGAACGTATGAAGGATGAAACAAACAGACAGATTGCTATTGAGTCAGATGGTAGAATGGAAGATTTGTTTTATTCTGACAAATTCCAAACATTGTATCGCATGGTGAAATCACCTGATACAAAATATATGAAATACGATCCAACCCAAAATAAATTTACAATGGGCGGCGAGACTCCTGTTAAATTAGACAGAGATGTTTTCTCCTCTTTGTTTGGTGAGGAGATTACAAACAAAGTTCCTCAAGAAATATTTGGAGAAAACGGTGTCGATTTTAGAGAAATGATGACGTATGGTAGATATACTGACGAAAAAGTTTTTGCTAAAGACTTGGTAGAATTCCAAATGATGAGAGAAAGTTTATCAGGTAAGAAACGTAACCAACACATTGTGGATGCAGTAAGAGACTTTATTCACAAAGAAGCTGAGAAAGAAGTCTACGCATCTCTTGAACCTACTAATCTTAAACAACAAGCAATAGACTCTGTTATTGATGGTGACTTCAAAGAAGTTCTCTTAACAGAACTGAATGCTCTGTCTAAGACATTGGCGAAAGAAATTGGTGAAGTTGATTTCCCTAAACTTGACATGAATAGTTTGGAAAACTTTGCTAAATCTAAATTTGAAAATATGGATTTCAAAAGAGGGAGTAAATCATCTAAAACATTTCTCGCTGCAATGAGACGTGCAGGTGACAGAGTTCAGAAAGCTCTGTTGGAAAAAGACTATATTGAAGCATATAAAAACAAAAGAGAACAATTATTGTCTCACTTGTTGTATAAAGAAGCTCGTGATTTTGAGAAACAAGTATCTTCTTCAGTCAAGTTAATTAAAAAGATTTCTGACTCTAAGATAATCAGAAGTATTTCTCCAGATCACAATGCGTTACTTCACATTGTTCTTCAATCAAATGGTTATCCTACAAAAAGATCTGTTAAAGGTTCTGCTGAAGGAATGTATGAGTCTGAACTCGACACATATTTCACAAATACAAGTGGTAAACCTACAAGAGATTTGAACGAAGCATTAGGATCATTTATTGAGAGAGATGAAACAGGAAGCCGTGGGGATATTTATTTCGCTGACAGCATTCGCAGTGGAATTGGAGCAAATGAACCTCTTACAGTTTCCACATTTAGAGATCTTTCTGACACATTAAATTCTGTTTACAAAAACGGAGCTAATGAAAAGAAAATAAAATCAGGAAATCAGTCTTTAGATTATAAAGAAGTGATTAACGAAATCGTACAAAAAGGATATGAGCGTAATAAGCCAGGGAAATGGAAATCAAATTTCACTTCAAAAAGATTTGCTTCTAAAAATTCTAAGTCCTTGTTACGAAATATGGTTGAAGGTATAAAAGAAGGATTACAAATGTTCTTCTACAATCTTAAACCAGTAGAACAAATTATAGATAGAGTTATGGGTTATGATCCTGAGTCACCTCTTGTACAATCTTTTAACAACTTACAGAACGGTAAGTTGAAGCAAGTGGCCTACGTTGGAAAGTTAAAAGAGTTACATGATAATTTTGATAAAGGTTTCACTAATGTGTTTGAAAGACAAAAATTCTACCATTTGGATTTTGTTCAAAAGCTGAATTCTTTTTTCTAGAAGTTTTCACAACTTTATTTGAAATATCAGAGACTCTTTGAGCGTCAACATTGGATTCAAGAG